ATCAGGGAACGGTCAGCCTGCTGAGGAACCCAAGAAGAAGGCAAAAGCAAAGACAGGAGTTGCCCGTCCTCGTCTCGCCAAATTTGACGAAAGTCATGTTATTACAGTTCTTAGACCGAATGCCAAAATTCGTGCTTCCGGTGAACGTTACAATCAGTATGTTACCGGTATGACGGTCAAGCAGTATATTGACAAGATGGCTGGTGAGCCATGGAAGCGCACCGTTGGACAAGTGTATGCCGATTTGCGATGGGACACTGACCCGAGTCGCAAGTTGATCAACATTGGCCCAACGGTTGTGCCGATTCCGGAGCCTGAGCCCAAGAAGGAAAAGGTAGCCAAGGAGAAGGAAGCCAAGCCAGCCACTCCTGCGGCATAATCTTTCATAAAAGAACCCCTATTACGTAGTAATAGGGGTTCTTTTATCCTTATAGCCATGAACCTAATCGTCATAGACACAGAAACTTCTGATCTAGATCCTGCCAGTGGTGCAGCGATCCTAGAATTGGCATGGATAGTTGTCGATCAAGTAAACAATGCTTGGAAGTCCACCTCAGCATATGAAACGTATATTCAATATTCCGGATACATTAGCCCCAATGCTCAGGCTTCACACCACATCAGAGCTGATTGTCTAAAACCCGGCAGAGCAATTACAAGAACAGAAGCTGTTGGAAAATTGCTAGGGGAGATAGGACCAGATTCATTAGTTGTTGCCCACAACTCAGAGTTTGATTCTAAGTTTTTGCCAGAGATCGTACACAACCAATGGATCTGTACCTATAGATCCGCGAAAAGAATCTGGCCCGAAGCACCCGGTTATTCCAATCAAGTTCTGCGGTACTGGCTGGGAGTTATTCCAGACCTTTCTATTGCTCCATCTGTAAAACCAAGAGCTCCTCACCAAGCTTTGTATGACGTAGCTACAACAGCCGGTATCCTGCTGAAGATGCTAGAGAAGTATTCCCCGGCTGAACTTGTGCAATTGAGTCAGCCCATGCTCCTTAAAACAATTGAATTTGGAAAACACAAAGGGACTCCGTTTGATCAAGTACCTAGAGATTATCTAGCTTGGCTAAGAGGTCAGCCAAGGTTAGATATAGACTTAAAATTTACCCTTGATTCTATCTTACAGTCATGATAAAAGATGGTGGCTTAAGATATCTATTTCGTAAGAAATTCAATACGTGGCAGTGGTCTAGCATTGAGACTGCGGGAACTGCCAGTGGTGTTCCAGACTCTGAGTTCTGCACTCCAACCGGTTGTCAGGGTTGGATAGAGTTTAAAAAGACTCATATCTTTCATGTGCAATTCCAACCCTTCCAAGTACCATGGCTAGAGCGCCGTTGTCGGATGGGCGGGAACGCATGGATAGCCGTCCGTCGTTTACCCAAAGCAAAGAAATACAATGGAGTAGATGAATTATGGTTAATGAAAGGTAGTCAAGCCCAAGCATTAGAAGAGCTAGGGTTACAAGGCGTTGACTGTATAATCTGGCATGGTGGACCAAATAACTGGAACTATGAACAGATCGCGGAACATTTAATTCAATCTCCATTGTAAAGTCTTTGTTGCATTCTTGGTGCTATACTTGTAAAATGCTTTACCGCGCAATAGGGCGCGAAGGAGCATTGAATGCCAATCAAATCATTCACTTTTGCCTTCAAGTTAGACGCAAAGGAGCTACTAGAATACGTAGTCAACCGAAACATGGCGGTGGATATCCATGCTACCGGCACCAAACGGACCGAGGTGGAGTCAGTTGTACCACCACTCCCGGCACTGGACCAGCAGCTCGCGCTTCCTGCACCAAAAGGCAGAAGCAGAGACTTTAGTGGGAATAGCCGTGGTGTCGTGCTTATGTTCATGGCACAGCATCCAAAAGAAAACTACTCGTACGCTGTTGTTCGGGCATTGCTCGAACAGACCGGCTATTCAGCCAAGTCCGTTGGCAGTCTGCTCGATGCATTGCAAAAGGCAGGATGGGTAAAAAAGTCCACCTCTGCAAAAGGAGGATGGCGGATTACAGCCAAGGGACTTCGCAAAGTGGAGGCTGAATAATGGGACTCCTCCGAACCTACCGGTTCACGGATAAAGACCCAATTGCCGGTGAATTACAAACTCTTCTTGAGGATGAAGGGTTATTCAAAAATCTCAAAGTTGTAGCAGAATTATCGGGTCTACACATATCGACATTAAATAATCTATTCCACGGTAGCACCAAGCGACCGCAGAATGCAACTGCCATGGCTATCGCAACTTCCATCGGGTATAAACGTGGTCCATGGATGAAGGCCCGCGACCTTAATGTTGAACAAGAGTTAGAATTTGCCCGCAAGTGGAACCAAAAAGAACGCGAACGGCGAGAGAAAGAACGGGCACCACGGAAACGGAAACGTGCATGATAAATGCGACAGACTGGCCTCATGTTGAAAGTGACAGGGAGGCATGGCACGAATGGGCGACGGGGATCCCTCGTCGATACCAACATCAAGTAACCGCTTACGAGCGGTTACAGAGAAATAATTATTATGCTCTAATCATGGAACAAGGTACAGGGAAATCACGCCCTGTAATAGACGACTGGTTGAGCCGGATAGAGCAGGGTACGATCGATGACCTTGTGGTAATGGCTCCCAAGGGCTGTTACATGAACTGGATTATTAGTTCAGAAGATGAGCCAAGTGAATTTGATAAATGGGTTCCTGAGGAATGGAAGAGTAAAATCTATAAAGCGCCATGGGTCAGCAGTGGCACTCGAGCACAAGACAAAGCTGTTACAGATCTACTTTATGCTCATGGGCCACGATTTCTGTGCATGAATATTGAAGCATTAAATCGTCCCGGTGCCGCGCGCATGTATCTTGCCAAGTTTGTCGAAGGACGCAGGGTCATAGGTGTTGTAGATGAATCCACAACTATTGCGCATGAGGAAGCTGCTAGGACCAAGTTTCTATTGCGTGAGATGAGCCTTAAATTCACTGCTCGCAGAATTTTATCAGGACTTGTTGCACCTGAGAGTCCTATGGATTTATACAGTCAATACGCCTATCTGGATTGGCGCATCCTAGGACAGAAGAGTTTTTGGGCATTTCGTAATCGCTATGCTTTTGTCCAAGAAATAGATTTCAGGCCCACGCATCTGCGTACTGATGATAGACATTTTAAGAAGGCACCGGTTATTATTGGATTCCGTAATTTAGATGAACTTAACAAAAAGATTATGGCAAGTAGCTATCGGGTCACTAAGGACGAAGTTTTAGATATACCGCCCAAGATTTATAAGTTTTGGGATGTTGAACTAACCGCAGAGCAGTCGCAAATCTACCGGCAAATGCGGGACATTGCGATGGCCAAACTGAATGATTACACCTTCAGTACAGCAAGTATGAAGCTAGACCAACTAGGGAAAATGCAACATATTCTCTGTGGTCATGTCCGTCAGGAAGATGGAGTACTATATAATATTCCAGAAAATAGAACCAACGCAGTAGTTGAAATATTGCATGAACACGCAGGTAAAGCTATAATATGGGCACCCTACCCGCAAGCTCTTCGCAAGATCGCGAAAAGGTTGCTGGAGGAATTTGGTGAAGACAGTACGGTCTGTTATTGGGGTGAAATACGGCAGGAAGAAAGGCTAGTAGCTAGAAGCCGAATACAAAATGATGACAATTGCAGGTTTATTGTGAGCAATCAAAGTGTAGGAAAATTTGGAAATACTTGGACTGCCTGCAATCTGGTTATCTATTATGCAAACTCATTCGATAATGAGGATAGACAACAAAGCGAGGACAGGGCTCACCGTATTGGTCAGACCAAATATGTGACATATATTGATCTACGCGCCAGAGGCACTCTGGATGAAAAGTTAATTCAGGTGCTACGGAAAAAGATCAATATGGCTTCAACCTTGCAAGGAGATGAATTTAAAAAATGGCTGATATAGCAGAGTTAGAACCACCCAAAAAGAAAAGCCGTGTGACCAAATATCCACACGGCCAACCGAGAAATCCTGAAAGGTTATTAGAAATAGCACGATTGAGGGAAGAAGAAGAATTGCAATGGCGGGATATTGGACCTTTGGTTAATATGACCGGGCAAGGTGCGTGCTTGCTCTATAATCATTGGAAACAATTAGGATGGCTGAAATAGTTCCACGCGAGTTTGTCAATATAGAGCTCAAGCTCATAGAAAAAGTATTTGATCAAACCCATGTGCTTCGGCCTATGGTTGTTCTCATAAAGAACAACGAACGTTATGTTATTCCAGCGGCATTTAGTAATGATCTTCAAAAGGACATTGTTAGCCAAGGAATAAAAGACTTGGTTAAGAATGCTGAGCCTGACATTGTTATTTATTCATGTGAAGCATGGTCCGCTACTCTTGATGAGTATATTGACGGTGTAACTCCACCTGCTTCTCAACAGCCCAATAGAGTCGAAATTATTGCTGCACAGATAGAATTTAAAACCGGAGAAAAATACTCCTGTCAAGCAAGGATCCTCCGGCATGGTGATCAGCCACCACGTCTAGACAAGTTTGAAGTATCGACTGGAGGGATGAGTATGGGGAGGTTTGTAGATTTCTTCCCCATTACCAGAACCAACTGATAGGCTAACCCTTTGTTTTTGCTGGCATTTTTGCCAAGCCTTTTAAAAGGCCGTACAGCGGCGGAACCATGGGGGTATAGCACCCTAGCGGGCACCCCAAAATCTCGAGCCAGCGGCCATTTGTGGGGCACGAGTTTACGGTCAAACGGGCTAATAAACTTTACAGCCACCCAAGTTCAGGCTTGCTGATCTACACTTAACCGTGTAAAGTATGTTTGCTGCCAATTTTCGGCAGTGATAAGTCTGTGAAAAAGACTACGTTATCATTTTATGATAAGCAGGGTCTTTTCTCTACGGCTTGTATAAGAAAGAAGGTTCGTATGGATTATCTACAACCGCTAATGATCGCTAAGGAATTGGCGAAGAAGGCGGGTGTTCCGTTCGATAAGTATATCGATGCGGTTACTACCCACCAAGAGTATCAGATGGAGCAGGAGAAAAAGCGTTCTGCTTCACCTGAGGACAAAGAGAAGATTCTGGCTTATTTGGGAACCCTGGACGGTAACATTTCAGAAGACCTTCCGCCTTCCGAAATTTGTGCCGCAGCAGGGGTCAGTCGTAAACAGGGCACTATGTCCTATGCACGATACCAAGTCAGGCAACTTCTCTTGGAACACAAGAAATAAGGAGGAAGGAGCGGGGGGCAACTCCCGCTCCTTTTAATCATGGACCCACACGCAGAACGATTAACCGCACTATGGAAAAGTGGCCGGGATAAGTACCGGTCATTTTTTACGGTTTTAAATGAAGTTAGAAGGGAGATAGGTGATGATGCACTAGGCGATTGGTGCCGTAACGAATTACGGATTGGCCTGTCGGTTATACTTGATGTAAGGAAACTTCTCAACAAAACTGATTCAGAAGTAGTAAGAGCTGAATTAGCTACCGCCAACAAAGCGGAAAGAGAAAAGGCCAAGTTAGAACGCATAGCTAAGGAGCAACTAAAGAGAAATCTACGGGCAAAAACCTCTAACAAAAAGTTCACCGGTAAAATGCTCAAAGCCAGAGCAATAGTCCGATCGTTAATGGAGCAGCATAAAAAGGTTGATCCTAAAGCACTGGCGAAAACGCACGCAGGTATGTCTCATGATTTATGGGAGAAAGCAGAATATATAGAAAGGGCGTTGATATTAGAAGGTAATCACCAACCGTGTCAAAAGGAGGCAGCAGAGTAGTTATCCTCCTTGTTCAACCCACGCCGTAGCGAAGTACCCAATTTGAATAGCGATTATCCCAAACACAGTCAATGGTATGATATACCATACGGAAACATGACCATGTGCTAGGAGATGACCTACGGCCAGACATCCTATTATATAGGACCAAAGAAGATATGACATGGCTGGCCTCCTAAAAAGAACCCCGCCCGTGAGTGTCCAATTGACGGGCGGGGCCAAGTCCAGGGAGAGCTCTGAATTACCTATTGACTGCTGCTATCTTCTGAATAATCTCAGCACAAGTTTCCATCGTACTAATAATTTTACCATTGGCCATGATTATAATGCACTTGACGCCCTTGGCAAAGTGCTCACCCGGCTCATCCTTATAAGCCTCTGGTCTGCGGATACTAGAAATTTCTGCAATATTAAGATCAATTTCCTGACCAGTTGGGCCATGAACAGAAATGAGTTGAAGTAGTACGGCTGCTTCTAACGGTGTCACGACGAACCATGTGGTTCGGTTGTTGTTTCATCCTCAGAAACAATTTCTTCATCAGTGGCAGATTCAGGCTCAGGCTCAGGTGTTAACTCAGGCGCAGCTTGTGGGACATACTCGGGCATCTTAACTTCCACGACACCCGGGACAATATCTACAATCTGCATATTCTGCTTAGATGCATCCATATGATATTTCTTTAGGGCTATTTGCCACGCATTGTGAATATCTTCCGCCTCAATTAAATCCCCAGATCTACTTTCTGCTTCTAAGAATGTTGCGTCCCTAGCCATGACTTCTACCATCTGTTCTAGTATAATTGTGAATTCTGCCATCAGACAAACTCCCAGTCTACCTTACCCATTCCATCAATATCAAGTTCTTCTGCCAATGCCGGGGATAAGTCTATCCCGGCACTATTCGTTGTACGACCGGTCATATCTGTACCAGATTCTGCTTGTGGTCTGGTTCCTTTGATCCAATAGGGGTCATCAGTATTCCATGGCCCAACATCCCAGATTTCTGCCACAGCCTCTCCCCCTGTTACTCGGTTAAAAACCCGAACGTTGGGTCTTTCACCTTCAAACCTATCCGGCAAAGCAACGTAGAAGTCTGTGTCATTCAGTACCTTATCCTCATCATAGGCGCTGACATTATAATCATCTTCACCACCAAACATACTCGCGACGATGTTTGTCTGGTTTGCCGGGAGTGGAGTGGGGTTCTGAATAACCATTTCAGGATCAGTAGGACGAGCTACCCCGGCAATCGCTGCGCAGATTTTCTTGAACTTTGTCTTATAAGCATTGGCATCTGCCGAACTATCAACGAAACAAACCTCAATTAGAATAGCCGGTTGCTCGGTATTATTAAGAAAGTAAAGATCAGTACGTTTCTTAGGACCCCGGTCAGGCAACCCTGCTGTCTTCGCAATCGCCTGCGAGACGTCCTTCGCGATGTCCGCTTGCGTGAGGTAGAGAACCTCGGTTCCCATTGGCTTGTCAGTGGTTTGATACGCATTAAAGTGAACACTTACATCGAGGTTACGTATTTGTGAATTGTGATAATTTACGATTGTTTCCAAGTTTTCATTTTGTGTGGTAGACGTATCATCATGAAACGTAAAGACGTTGATGCCAAGCAGATTTAAATTTGCGGCCAGTTGTTCAACAACCTTCCTAGCCTCATCTACCTCATCGAGATACCCGCTGGCACCACGGACCAGTTTACCATGTCCTGAACTGATAACTATATCCATTGTAATGCCTCCTTATGCGGAACAAAACTCAGTTACAATCACAAACCCTTGTGATCCTGGACCTCCGACCCCATTACCTCCAGAATACTGGTTAGCACCACATCCACCACCTCCAGCTCCAAACCCAATTCCACCGTTGCCATTTACAATAGAATTAGCTGAAGCAGTAAGACCAGGAAATCCACCACCACCGTATGTTGAATTAGATCCTTGTCCAGCGGCGAAATTGTACACACCGATAGATGTGGTAGTCTGAAGGTAAAAACCGCCTCCACCACTACCGCCGGTAGACCTTAAATCCCCAATACCGCTAGGACCACTACCTCCAGAACCTCCAGCACCGCCTCCAGTTGACAATATTCCATTTCCTCCGCCTCCACCCTTCGCTAAACAAAGGGAACCTACAGATGAATCACCTCCAGACTGACCGGGAGCGCCTCCAGCCACACCGGAAGGACCTCCAACTCCTACCGTAACGGGCTGTGATGCACCAACAGCCGCTTTTGTGGAATAAGTACGAGAGTAAGCTCCTGCTCCACCTCCACCCGCAATCAGTATATAACTCACACTGCTTCCAGCACCACCTCCTGCTCCACCTCCTGCTAAACACTCCATGATACAATTCACCATATTCGCATTAGGCGTATATGTGGATGAACCAACTGTAGTGAATACCTGTCTCCTGACTACTGCAATTATTCCTGAAGTAACTTGATACCATTGAGTAGAATTAAATGCCCCTGCTGAAATAGCCGTGTTCGCTACATATAATTTCCCACCATTATTGACCGGTTGTCCCGCAGCATAAGTAGCAGAACTTGAAAAGAATGGGACACCAATCAAATCCCTTGCTACATTGCTCGAATCAAACCCACCAAATTGATTATCACCAAAATTGAAATATGGTTCACCATAAGTCCTACTAGCCGGACGACTACCGGGGGTGATAGATTTTAGGAATTTAATGATACCTACCATCAGTATGTCCCCGCATCAAAAACATTTGTCCACGCACCATTAAGACGAACATAGGTATTTCCATCAGACGGAGCATCAGGGAAAGTAAATCCAGCGGCATGAGCATCAACATATTGTTTCGTTGCTGCATGAAGATTTGCAGTAGGGTCAGCATTTAATGTTATGAAGCCAGTCATAGTGCCGCCGGACAATAACAGATGCAGAGCATCATTGGTATCTACATAGTTCTTAGTTGCAGCACCAGCCGAAACAGAAGGATCACCGGACAACACTAACAGACCAGTCATTGTCCCACCGGCCAGTGGGACTTTTGTATCAGCATACGCTTTCGTTGCTGCATGGAGATTAGCAGTTGGAGCACCTGACAAGGTAAGCAACCCAGTCATTGTCCCACCGACCAGAGGTAAATAACCTGCGAATACTCCATTTACAGTGGTGATCTGACTATCAACATATTGCTTAGTCGCAGCATGAAGGGTAGAAGTAGGAGCTCCTGAAAGAGTTAAAAGACCTGTTAACGTTCCACCGGTTAGCAGAAGATGTAGAGCATCATTATTATCCACATACTGCTTTGTTGCTGTTCCAAGAAGATTAACCGGGTCGGCAGCCTGAATTAGCGGACCAGTCATAGTCCCACCAGCGAGCGCTACTTTCGTATCAGAATATTGTTTGGTGACAGCACCAAGCGGAACAGTTGGATCAGCAGATAAGACCAGTGGACCAGTCATTGTTCCGCCAGCCAGAGGTGTGTAGCTGGAAGGAATTATCTGAGTTCCATTAGTATAGACCGCAGCAGCATTGATTGTTCCAGGACCTTCATTTCCTCCAGTAGGACTACCGACGACAACACCGCCACCATATTGTAGATAACCGGTGTATTGTATCCACGGCGTCGGGGCGGATAGTGGACCACCCGCACCAGAGCCGAGGATAGTTTCTAATGGAGTTACTTCAGGTACGCTACTCATGGCCACATCACCGCTGTAAACTTATGATTGGCACTTAACGAGGCTACATTCACTGGAGTAGTAGTCTGTGGGATCACAGTATACGATTGACCCGGCTGTAAAGCGATAGTCGTACCATTGGCATTCGTTGCCGCAGCAGCGACCTGATTAACGTAAAGAACTTCGGCTGCTCCTAATCCTTGATCCGCTGCCAATAAGGGATTAACAATATAACCCCCTGATTGATTCGCAGAAATAGCGACAACAGAAAGTCCGGGTGTACCACTCGTTTGAGTAGCTAAACCTACGACAGGAGTTGATGGCATAGATCACCTCTTAGTTTACCCATCCTGGGGATGTTACTTGTCCCGGCAGGCTACCTGGGATTCCAGATAAATTCCCTGCATAAGTCGATATACCACCAGCAGTATAAACGATGTATCTATATCCTTGAGGTGTTCCTCCAGGCCAAGAGACTACTGTAGCATTATATGCGAATACACCATTCATCTCAGCAAGTATGGTACATTGCATGACTGGATTCCCAACAATATTAAAACTAGCCGATTGGGTCGAATAGACGTCTTTATATCCGAGTTGTAGGAATCCCGCAGATATAGCTTCGAAAATAGCAACCTGATTAACTCCTCCTTGAGTATACACACTGTTTCCTTGGACAATCAGGGTTCCATTGATATAAGCGAATATGACTCCAGTTACTCCTGCCAATGTGCCTGTATAATTACAATTGACACAATATAAAGTAGAGCCAGTACCGGAGGAGCAATTTGAATAGTATGATCTAAAAGTAAATCCAGTCATTGCGGCAACACCACCGGAAGCTGTACCTATACAGATACCGCCAAGTGATCCTGCAGGAGGAGAAAGCGTTGTAGCATCTATAGTCACGTTCCCCGGATTAGCACTGTTTCCAATAATATTCCATGAAGAAATATACCCACCTGTAACTCCAGCACCACCAATATAGGTTCCATCCGCAACACGAATTGTAATTTGATTCTGTGAAATATATCGAGATCGAATTGCATTAACTGCACCATAAAGAGTTGCAAAGGCATCTTGTGGAGTATTGGCAAATCCAGTATGACTATCATTTCCATCTGTTCGCACATAGAAAGTTGTAACAGGAGGAGCTCCCACTCCTGTAGGTCCCATTACGTTTGAAACCATAGCCGTGAGATTAACACCATTATAGACAAATATCATTTCTTCGGTTGCAGTTAAATCTCCCTGAGCTAAGGCGGCACCATTCTGTCGAGTGGCGGACATTGATGTGCCACCATTTAGCTGAACGTTTACTGCTGAAGTGTTATTATTTTTGATCCTGATGTTGAACTGCATTCCAAGTGCCAAAGCAGAAGGCACTGGAGTTGTAGTACAAATGACTAGATTTGGAGTCGTTGAAGTATCGTCACCAACATAGACTATCGTTGTGTTGGCTGCTGGAGCGGCACCTGTTTGAACGAAGGCACGCAAAGTTCCCGCTGTGACTAAGTTAGCGAATATATCACCGGCATTCCAAGCTTGTGCAACAGTTCCTTCTTGAGCACGGACAATGGTACAAACGTCACCAGACCTAGCTGTACAATGTACAATTTCGTTCTGTGTTTTGGTAGCCTGATCATAGAAGGTTGCACAGAAATAATCACCGCCAGTTGGATTAGGGAATAAAACTCCCGTACCAGCAGCAAGCTGAACCGTTGTACTCGCAGCCGTGATGCTACCAGATACAGTGGTGGAAGCGTTATTGCTCCAAAGAATTGTCATGTGTCCACCCTATCCAATGTGACAAGTGAAGTTAAACTGATACGGAACTTCCAACACCCCGGAATCCAACGATTCTTTAAACGTGGACATATACGGAAGTGGTGGGTAAGGGACATATGTGGTTTCTAAATCATTTAATGTAATCCCAGCAACTCCTATATCCCATGCCGGAACTTTAGATACTGCTGGCTCAAATCCATTACACCCAAAGGCATTCATCATGGCACCACCAGTGACTGTTCTATGTCCTAGAACAAACCTGATGGTTAAATTTTGATCAACACCAATGCTTAAACTAATTTGCTCAGTATCTGCTATAAATGCATCATCTGGATCAGCATCACCACCAGGATGTGGAACATAGCCCAATGCTGGATCAACAGCATATTCCGGTGTAGTCCCATTCTGACCAAAGAGAAATCGCCAAATACGGCGCTTCATCCAACGAATACTAAAATAATTACCATCTCCCTTGAATAAATGCCATGTCAAAATACGACGGTACAGGTCATCGTCTGTAATAACGATATCACCAATACTAAGGAATTGTAGTTCATTTAAACCAAATTGAATTGATATATTCGCCGGAGCAACGTCCCACATGGGGAATAACCAATTGCAACCCCACGTATTGAGTGGACCCATAAGTGCTGGTTGACCAGAACTTAGGGCTGGACGAGCCATTCCATATATTCCGGCTCCCACCCAATCAAGTAGCTTTCCAGCAACAAGTGAAGGCTGACCGGTGTAGATAGGTAAATTCAGGGCATTGAATGTATCGACATAGTCATCTTGGCATTGGTTCTGTGCATCAACGAAACCTTGGCAATCATCATCATCACTATATTCTTGGTACAAATAAGACGGAATCGTCTTTTTAAGTCCCGTTACATCACTAGGTGGGAATGGAGCACCACCTATAAATCCAGCGAAAGCTCCACCTCCGGTTATTGGTGGTCCTCCAGGTTGACCTGGAACCGGCATAGGTGGAAATGGAACGGTATAATTCGAAGAAAAGAATGCTGTAAACTTATGACCAGAAGTTAACGCCGTGACCCACACATTTGTTTTTGGTGGGACAAGAAACGCTTGACCAGGAACTATTTCCACTGATCCACTTGCAGCGGCCGGAACAGCGGAACCTAAAAGATTAACCCATAACGATTCAGAAACGCCAATTCCTTGATCTTCAGGTGCCAGTGG